CTCATTAGTAGGTGGTAATTCAATGATATAATCACGCTTCACACCCTTATAACCAATACCCATTGAAGTATTCAGATTAATAGCATCAATGAATTTCTGGCCGACACGTCCATTAAGATTATCCAGATCGCTCAATGGTGTCTCTTTCTGCCAAAATGGATTATTATCCACCAATTCAAGAATTGGTTTCTCATAATCCATCACGGATACCCTCAATAAAGCGTGAGGAACAGGTTCTGCTGGATTACTGGAATTGGCTAACGCCTTTTGCCACCCGTACCATACAGGCTTCATTTTGGGTTTACCCCAGATATTAGGAATACCGCAAATATTCTCAATATCTTTAGAAATGGGGGTTTCACGCACATCACTGCGTGAGGTGGATGCACCTATACACGATCCATAATATTCAAATTGTGAATCTTCTGGCAAATAATTCACTGGACTCTTATGGTGCAATTTGTCCTCGCTCAAAAGGCTTTCACCGTTCACTTGAGGATCAAAATCTCCTGCTTCGCCAGATAAAAGGACTCCTGGGATATTTTGAAGAAACTCAACAGCTTTGGAAACCTCATCTTGTGTGATTGAACCAAAGCATCCTCTATTTGTTCCTTCCTTTCCTCCCAAATGGAATCCTGTCAAAATGGTATCCTTTGTATCAGATACCAATAAAGCCCCACACAATCCACCAAAAGTATTGATGGACAGTTTAGAATATTCTCCACCCCAGAAACTAGTACGCTTAGTTCCAGTTTCTTTGGCAATAGCATATCCTTGAGCTTTAAGAAGATCTCCACTCTTGTATCTCCAAAACATTCGGAATGGATGATCCACAATCTTACCAGTTGGTAAATATTCTCGGATATCACGAAAAGATCCTCCACTAGGAGAATAACAAATACGAAAGTCCGAGTTTGGAACCAGATAACTACTCTCAATATCAACACGAGTGGTAAATTTACCACCGATAGCGTTGGCATTTTCCTTGTGACAAATCAATTTTAAAGATTGCGAGTCACATTCTTCAAAATAATGATTAGGAATAATTAAGTAGTTAGAACACAAGAATAAGACATTACCCATCCTATCCTCAGAATTAGGAGCAATAATTGTTGCATATAACAGATTCTTCTCCAAATGAGTGAATACACTATTGGGTGGA